CATAATTATCAAACAACTTTTTATTGTTGATAGAAAAACAATTACTATTATATGTTATTATTCCTTTATATCCATTTCTATATTTCTTAAAATCTTTCTCAACTTTCTTTTCTATTTTTTTATCTGGAAAATACTCTAATTTTGTATCTACCTTCTTCAATTTAGCTAATTCATATGCAACATACTCTACAATTGTAAAATCTTTTTTAGTTAAGTCTTCACTATATTTTGGACTAATATGAAGATTATAAATTACTTCTGGTTTTAACATACTTAAATATATCGCTATCTGGGAATCAGGATTTGGTAAATAAGCGTCCCAACCATCATCTACTTTTCCTTGAAACAATACATAACCATCTATATAAGGACAATTTTTAACTATGTCATAATATTTATAATGAGTTCCCCATATTATCTTATAATCAGGATATTTCTTTCTTAGTTCTCTTATAGTAGGAATACAAAATAAACAATCTCCCAATCTTCTCCACATCGAGATATACAATACTTTACTCTCATTTTGTTTTTTTAAAGAATGGGTTTTGATATCTTTGGTAGAAGGAAGAAGATTCGAAATAAAGTATCTTTTTTTCTTTGCTTTTTTTAATATCAACTTTTCAATAAGCTCTGGAGTAAGATTATCTATACACTTACCCCTTCCTATGCATCTTCTGTCTTCATACTTGTATAAATTCCAGCAAGGAGAACATTTTATTGGACTCTGAATCGGAATGGCTTTTTCGTAATACTTGCTTCTCCATTGAGCTGGAATAGTAGTGTACATTATTATCTCAGGAATATTGAAAGAAGCAGCTATATGACTTATAAAATTATCCATTGTAACTACCAAATCAGAGTTTGCTATTACACTAAACAAAGTTCTTAATGAAGTTTTATTAAGTAAGTTCGTGACATATTCAGGCAAATCAATCTTTTTCTTACCAACTACTATTAAATTATATCCCTTTTGATTTAATCTTTTTAAAAGAATTTTTAAATAATCAACCCTCCAATTTCTATACTTTTCGATTCCCTCAATGCAAAAAACCACATTAATTTTATCTACATTAACAAAAGTCTTTCCTTCTTCTAATTCTTCTTTTGTTAAAAACAATTCTGGAAGCTTAGATTCTAATTTTAGGTTAAACAATTCTGCCATAGAATCTATGCGAGGCTGTCGGTTTCTTTTCTCATTATAATCTTCTGTCATTTTCCCTAAGAAGTAATGTTTATCATAATTGTCTAGTTCTTCCATAAATTCTGTTCTATTATAAGGAATCGCTTTTATTAAATCAATGTTTGGATTATTTCTTAATATCTCTTTCCCCTCAGGTCTCGTAGAATAAGTTATGTGAGCTTCAGGATAGTCTTTTCTTATTTGTCTAATTATCGCTGTAGATATTACTATATCTCCTAGCCCTCTTCCTGAGGCTTCATAATTAGTATCAAAGAGTATCTTTATTCGAGAATTCTTATCTTCCTCTATTTCAAACATCTTAGGAGTAGGCAACTTAGATAGTCCCTTAAAAAGAGGAACTTTGTAAATTTCATTTATTCTTTCTGCTTCTCTTTTACCAGATTCCCCCAATCCAAGAACAACAGTAAACTTTTCATAATCTTTTCTCATAAAAGTAGCTATTCCCATATATCTAGAGGGTGCTTTTACATATATTATATTATCGTGTATAGTTGGATTAAGTGGTAAGAAAGGACTAACAAATAAAATGAAAAAATTTGCTCTCAATAAATCACTTATAACTGTTTTATATTCTTCCCTATTTTTAATAGTATAAGCATTTATAAGGGCAAATTTATATTTCCCTTTTGATAAATTTATTTTCTTTGATTTTATAAGAGTTAAATCAAAGCGTGTCTTTTGAAAAATTTCAAGAATTGTTCGGAACTCCAACAATTTTTATCTCCTTTTAATTTTAAAGAGGGCTAAAACAAATTAGCCCTCTATTTATTTTTTATTATGAGCTTGTTATATCTAAACGCACAATTGCATCAGCTTTAGAATTAGTAAAATGTCTTAGTTTAAAATCGAATCGTTCGAATGCTACAAAGATTTGGCTATCATCTTCTATTTCTTCTTTTCTACGGATTTTCATTCCTCTACCTTGACCAATCAATGGTTCAAGTCTTGGTAAAAGAATAGCTTTGTCTTCATCAATTGCATCTACGTAACTTGAAGAATAAACACTTACACCGTAAATTTTTGGTAATGTGCCTTTTTGAACTACCTGGGCAGTTCCAAATACGTCATTCTTGACGCCTCTATCAGTTCTTAAATAATGAGCAAATTTATCTGAACAAATCAGAATTACTTCGTCTCTTGCATATACACCTAGATTCTTAATACCTTCAGAAATACCATCAGTTACAGCATAATCAGTAGCTGCAGCAATAGAAACTGTATCAGTATTCTTTTTGTCATCAGTAGCCCAATAAAATACACCATCACAGACTTTACTATAAGTACTTGAAGTAGCATCTTGTGCAGTATTAGAAATTATAGCCTTTTCTTCAGCTCTTGCGAAAGCAACACCAAATGCCTCTAGGATTAAATCTACAACATCTAAATTGACATCGTTTATATCATCATTTGCTACCTCTGCTTTAGCAGCTAATTTTCCAGGTTTTAATACAACAGCTGAAGTACTATATTCTAATTGTTTATCATCATCAGTTCCAAACCCAGCAGTACCTGCACCCGTTGCTACCTGATATATATGGTCATCATCATAAGCTACTGCAGGAATTGACAAAGTCTTACCTGGAACAGTTATAGTTCTGAATAACTGTCGAGCTATATTTTTCTCATATACTTCTTTGATGATTTCGTCTGCTATTGGCTTTGGTAAATAATCTTCACTTGTAGAATCTGGAGTATATAAACTTGTATCACTCGCCACTGCTTTAGTAGTCAAGAGAAAATCAAGCATCTTCTTTTTCATTTCTTTATCCATTAGTTAATACACCTCCTTATATAAATTTTTAGTTTAACTTATTCTTTATTAAAAAGACCTCGTTTTAAATAAGCATTTTTCAATTGATTTTGCGTATCTTTGTCTAATTGTCCCCAAATATCTTCGTCATCCATAATCTCTTTTAAGGACATATCTTTTATCTTGGCTAAGAGTTTTGCTTCATCAGAATTTTTGTTATCTTCAACTATTCCTTTTCTCTTAGATTTATGAGATTTTTCTTCTTTTTCTTCGAGCTCTTCCTCTTCTTTGTTATCAACTTCGTCTTTCTTATCTTTGACGTCTTCTGTATCAACTTCTTTTTTAGTAACATTAAGAGCTTCTTTTATAATATCAAGACTTTCAAGAGCAGAATCAACTTTATCTAATAAACCCCTAACAGAATTTTCTAAATTAAATTCTTCTTCTTTTTCTTCTGTTTCTTCTTCACTGGACTTTTCTTCAGTTTCCTCCTCAGATTCTTCTTTATTATCAACTTCTTCCTCAGGTTTCTCTTCTGCCTTCTCTTCAGTTTCTTTTTCTGCTTTCTCCTCTTCAAGAGTTTCTTCTTCCTCTATTTCTTTAGATTCTTTCTCTTCAACTTCGTTATCTTTCTTTTTCATTTTTTCACCTCCATCTTCTGTTAAATCTTTAAATAATTTTTCTAATTCTTCTTCATTATATTCTTTCAATTCTGGAACTTCCTTGTCGTATTCTTTATAATGCTTTGCTAAATGATTATAAACTCCCTTTCTATCTGCATCTGGAATATCTACTCCTCCACGAGCTCCTAATAAAGCTGCCATTGCTGCAGCAACTCCTCTCCAAACTGATGGATGCCCTCCTGCTTGCTTGTGATGAGGCAATTTGTAAGCTCCCTTTTTATCTGCATTATCAGAATCAACCCAAGCACACATAAGTTTTAAATCATCTACATCTGCAGCTTTTACTTCTTTACCAGCATCCCAACTATCTCCTTCTGGAGATTTTCCTAAATTTTTATAAGGTAATGCTCCTTTTATTTTCATCTCTTCTTTTTCTCCATTTAGTTTTTCTATTTCTTTTTGTCCTGCTCCCGGTCTTTCTGCTCTTCTCATTGTTCCGCCGCATTTAGGGCATTTAAAATCTGCACAATGTTTTTCAGAAGTTACTTTATGACCACAATCAAGACATTCACATTCATAAGTTTGTTTTTCTTCTGATTTACTTGCAGCTTCAAATGTTCCTCCTCTTCCTTTACAATGTGTTTTTGCTGCTCCTTCATCCCAAACATCTTTTTTGTATCTCAATGATTGAATTTCTGATTTATTTTTCTTAATTCCATAAATAACATCAATACATTTATCGTCGTGTTTTTGTTCGCAATTCTTTCTTGCAAAACTATCGTATTGACCTGGGTCTTTAAGGCGACAAGCGTGCTCATTCGGATACGGTTTTAAAACTAAATCTTTATCTATTTCAAACTTTTCTAATTCTTCAACTTTTATATCTATTTTTTTATTTTTCCCTAAACTTTTTGTTATTACATCTACTAAAAGAGCATCAGGATTTGCAGGAACACCAACCAACGAACATTCAACTAATTCTATTTCAGTAATTTTAAGTATTTCTGTTTCTTTTTTCTCATCTTTTACTACTTCTGTTTTGCGAACTATTCCACCAATTGAAAAAGCAGTCCATAATCCTTCTTCGATTTGTTTTCTAATTATGGGTTCTGTTTCACTAATAACAGCTTCTATCATCAATCCACCTGCAGAATATTTACTATCAACAATACTACCAATAGGGCGATTATAATTATGATTTAAGTATAATACTCTATTTGCCTTCTTAAGTAAGTCTCCAGCTGCTTTCTTTAGTGCTTCCTCTGTAATTATCTCATCTGTTCTATCAAGAGTAGGAGTAGATGCATATCCTATAATTCTAAATTCTTTTGCTTCAACATCTATACTTTTTTTCTTAAACCCAAAATCAAAATCAAACCGGACATTCGGACTAAATATTTCTCGTTTCATTTTTAGCTCCTTTTCACATAGTTTTATAAATTCTTCTTTTTCCATAATTATTCATTATATCTTTCCATATATAAAGAAAATATATTTATTATATTTTTTTATTCTTCCTCAATAATAAAGAAAATGTAATACACATATTTTTTTATTTTATTTTCAACAACTTATTTATCTTCAAATACTTCTTATCAAACACACTCTTCAATTTGTTACTCACACCCAACAATTCTACCTCTTTTATTTTCTTATCTTTTAACAGCTCTACAACTTCTTCTATAGAGATAAAATCTTTTCTGTTTTCTTTATGTAAATACTTTACAGTTAATAATAACAAATCTAAATTATCTAAATAAGAAATTGATTTTTGAGTGAAAGAATAATAAGCAGATAAAATCAAAGTTTTATTTATTTTTAATCCTAAACTTTTATTGCTTGCCAATCCTTCTGTTTTTCTATGTAACAATATTGGTAAAATTCCTTCAAATTCTTTATAAGGTTCTATTATTTTTATATCTAAATAATCTTCATATTTTTCCCATACTTTCCTTATCTCATTTTCATATTCCGCTAAACAAAAACAAGGAATCATAGAAGAAGATTGATAATACTGAACAAATTCCAAATCATAGAGATGATACTTGTCATCACTTGTTAATATTACTCCATCTATCTTGCCTTCTAAATTCTTATAAAATCCTTTGGGTGTGTTAACCAAAAACCTCTTTCCATTGTCTTCCAATACAAAACTAGGAGACAATGTATTATTGAGAATGTACAATTTCATTTAAAACTCCCCTAAAATAGTTTATCCAATAAATTCTATTAAAGTTAACTCTAGCATTACACTGATTACATAAAGAGATTAAATTGTTTTCTTTACAATTCTTTTTGTTGTAATCCATGTGGTGGATAGACAATATCCTTCCATAAATTATTAAGTGTTCTTCTTCTGTTATTCCACATAGTTGGCACTGATAATTGTCTCTTTTACGGATTTCTTCTCTTAATTTATTGCTAAACTCAGCAGAATATGGATTATTCGAAATCCCCCCTTGCCAATTAGGATGATTTTTACCTTTATTACGTTCTGGGTGTAACTTATAATATTCTTTATTCCCCTTACTAATTTTATCTTTAGTTGCTTGAGTTTGTTTATAACTATCGTTCTTTCTACGGGTAGCTACCATTTTATCCATAGATTCTTTCCTATGATGTTTTCCATAAAAAGGATTATTTTCACCTTGTCTTGCTTCTGACATTTTTCTACAAGTTTTTAAAGATAATTTTCTACCTTTTAATTTATTACTTATTTTCTGTTTTGTTTCTATTGTATGTTTATTTTCTTTACCATACATTGGATGATTTTTATCTTCTCGTCCTATTTTAGCATTTGGAAATTTTTGTTTGTATTCTTTTG